TTCTGCTTGAAGAATCCCAAGGCATAATTGAGACACTTGCACCTTCTAAATCTTCAATTTTTACTGGTTTTTTTTCTATTAATCCACCCATAAACTCACGTTCAAACTGTGTTCCGACCATGGGATTTGGTCTTAAAGGTGTAGATTGTCTGTAGACAGCTGGCCTTAATCCTAAATTTTCTAAAAGATTTTCGGTTTCATTGTATGCTTTTTCTCCAATTGCTCGTGCAAATGGTTTACTAGCTGCTGCCACTGGTTTAGCAAAATAACCAAGAGCTGGGCTCAATAGGCCACCCATCATTTCATGAGATTCACTACCTTGATAATTAGAAGTCATTCGAGGCACATAACCAAGAATTTCATCAGTTGTTGGTGCAATTCTATTACCAAATAATTGTTGCATTGTCTCAGGGGATAATTGACGCAATAAAGCACTAATGTCACCAGCTGTGCCTGGTACTTGTGCTATTGATCCACGAGCTAAAGATTCTAAAACTGAAGGGATTACTTTTTGTGTGCGTTGAGTAGCTCTTTGTACTTCTTGTAATTGCTGAGGATTAATTAACCCACGATAAATATCTCTTGCAGCCTGACCTAATGTTTGAGTGCTTCCTTCGCTTGGAGCACCGCCTTGACTATAACCAGAGATTAAGTCCATTAGGGTAGGCATGATTTAACAATTCCAATTTTTTAATGAAGCCTTTGCACGTTCAGCCGGACCTTTTGCTTTCTTTACTACCCCTTCCATCCTTGCACAAAATGAGGCCTTGCGACCTTCATCTTTCTTTGTCTTTGGATTAGGAGCTGGTGCTTTTAAGTTTGATCCATTCTTGGCATTATATTCAGCACGACCTTTAGCAGTCATCCCAGCACCTTTTTCAGTAGGATTGTATGTCTTATCCTTACCGACTGTTTTATGAGGAATTGGCTTATCGTGCTTTTTCATTTTTTCTTTTTCTTTCCAGCTTCACGCTTTTCAGAATAGGCAATAGCAAGACTTTGTTTTAAAGGCTTGCCACTCTTTAACTCAGCCTTCACATTCTTTTCAAAGGCTTCTTTGCTTTTAGATTTAACTAAAGGCATCTTTATAGTGCATGAATAATTGCAATATTCAACTTCACTGCTTCAGCTAATGGGCCAGCTGATACGTTATACAAACTAATTACTGCTGATCCAGCTGCGATAGTTGATACGAATGCTGTATAAGTACCGGCTGTTGCGTTACCACCTGATACGTTTACCATCAATGTATCTCTAGCTGAGATGAGTGAATTGTTTAAAGTGAATGAAGCAATTGCTCCAGCAGCCAAAGAAGCATTGTTCATCGTTACTTGGACATTACTAAAGTTGGATGTAACTGCTGTTGATTTGCTAGTTGCTTGAGTTACTGCACCTTGTGCTGCCTTGCTATAACCAAGTTCTTGGTCAGCATAGCACGTTAAAAATACTGGGGTATCGACTGCAACGCCTGTAAATGACATGATTATCTTCCTTTAATTTTTTCTAAAGTTTTAATTTGAGCGGCAGCATATTTCTTGACTGCCATCATTCTTTTTCGATCTGATTCAAGCTCTTTAGCTCTGGTGAGGCAAGCTAGATCTTCTCTGGCTTGCCAATTAGAAACCTCGTCATTCTGTTCCTTAACGACTGTTCCCAGCTTCATTAATGAATTTGATGGAGTTTTCCTTGTAGCCATTACTTGCCTTTGTTGCCACTAGAAATGTTAGTTTCTTTAGGCATTGGCACACCATTGACACGAACTGGCTCAGCTTTTGGACCAGCTGGTGGCTGAATCATTGCTTTAGTTCCCATTCTGCACTCGTGTGCGTAATTGGCAGCAGTTTGTAAGTTGCCTGCATCACGAATACCTGTTGAACCTTTGTTATCTTTTTGAGCAGTTGTTTCGTAACTCATTCTCTTGGATGAATCGCTCATACCTTTAACGTCATAATCTTTCATTTTATTTTCCTTTGCAAAGAAATCTCAACATGAGATGACTTATTTTAACATATTTGCTAGTTTGTGAACACCATCTATTGAATCTATCCTTACTACTGGCCCACCTTTCCAATTTTTCATAAATTCACTTTGAGCCTCAGTAAATTTAGCTTTCTCACTTGATTTTATTTCTACCAAGATCGTATGCGTGTTGCCAATTCCTACCATTAAATCGGGAAATCCACGACCAACATGAGAAGTAATATACACATTAAAACCTAATTTTCTAAATTCTTCAACTATTTCAGCCTGGTTCTTATCCACTCTTTTTGCGTATGTCATTGTATATTAATAAATTTATGGTATAAACATTTATTATAAAGGGGTTAATGATGAAAGCATATAGCACCGATGAAGAATTTATAAAAGTTTGGTTAGAATTACAATCACCCACTAAAGTTGCTTACCACTTTGCTCAAGATGTACGATCAGTTCACCTCAGAAGAAAAAACCTTGAAGCTCGATACAGAATATCACTTGATACTGTTCATGTCTTAGCAAAACCTACGAGACTTGTTACACCTGGCAACACACGCAGAGAATTAGATGTTGAAAATGGAATGGTTATAGTTTTTAGTGACGCTCATTTTTGGCCAGACGAGCCAACTCCAGCATATAGAGCATTATTAAAGTTTTTAGAAACATATAAACAAGAAATTAAATGTATTGTAAATAATGGTGATGCGTTTGATGGTGCTTCGATCTCAAGATTTCCTAGTATTAACTTTAACAAATTACCCTCGGTCAAGGAAGAACTTGAGGCTTGTCAAATATCTTTAACTGAAATAGAAAATAGGGTATTAAAACAAACCCCATTAATTTGGTGTCTTGGAAACCATGACGCTAGATTTGAGAGCTTAATTGTAAATAAAGCATCTGAGTTACAAGGTTTACCTGGCACACAATTAAAAGATTATTTCCCTTTATGGCAACCTTGTTATTCATTTTGGATTAATAACGATACGATTATTAAGCACCGATACAAAGGTGGTGCTATGGCCGGTAGAAATAATACCTTACATGGAGGAGTTAATTTTGTTACTGGTCATACTCATGTGGGTTGTGTAAATCCATTTACAGACTATAACGGTACTAGATATGGAGTTCAGGCTGGTACGTTAGCTAATCCTTTAGGAAGGCAATTCGAATATGCAGAAGATAGTCCTAAAGACTGGATGGCTTGTTTTGTAGTGCTTACATTCCATGAAGGCAAACTTTTAATGCCTGAACTTGTAAAGGTATGGGATGAGGATCACTTTGAGTTCAGAGGCAAAGTCCATGAATCCCACAAGTAAGAATTTAGAATCAATCTATTGCCTTATCTGCCAACTGCCTCCAGTTAATAAATGGAAGATGCCTACAATTTCTGAAATTGATTTTAAAGTAGCTGATAAAGTATTCCATGATGGAGAGGAATGTTTTGCTACTTACACCTTTGATGGTGAAACTGACTTACATGAAATCCTAATCTCTCGTGAAATGAATACGAATTTTACGATTCTACTTTCCTCAATTCTTCACGAATGTATTCATATGCGTAGGTCTAAAAAGTCTGAAGATTGGTATTTACATGATGCAGTATTCAAGAAATATGCTAAAGAAATATGTGAGCAATATGGACTTGAAAGAATAGGTTTTTAATGTATCTTATTTGATACATATTGTTTGTTTTTATTCATAATGTATTACATATGGTGCATAAGTGCCTTAAAGTGTTACTTATAAGTCACATTATGTTTATTTTATTGTCGATAAGTTACCTTTCAGTAACATTATAAATAAAAAGTTTGAATTATTTGGTATAAGTTACCTAACGGTATATTTACGGTAAATAAATTAAACCTTTAAAAGTCCGTATTCAAATAATGCTCCAATTGTTCTTCTATGGGCATCCTCCCAGAGTTCCATTCTTTCTGTTTTAGACATTGCTCTTCCCTGATCAAGTCCCATGTGACACAAGTTACATAAAGCAGCGATTCGATAATCGTGGGCTTTAATTCCTGTTCCTTTTCCATCTCGTAACTGGTTACTATGTGCCGCGATAACTGTTCCATCTTCTATTCCACATTGTTGACAAGGTAATTTTCTAACAATTTCTAATAATTTCTTATTTCTATAAGTCATATAAATAACAATTCTTGTGTTTTAACTGTTCCACCAGAGTCATATTGCTTACTTTCACCTTTAGGATAATTTAATATTTTGTAATTCAAGGATAAATTAAATAATTTTTTTTGATATTTAGTTCCATGAAAGTATAAATAACGATGTTTAGCACTTCTAAATTGACGAATTGTTGGATCAATTGCATGTCTACTATGTTTTCCTTCACCTGCAAACATATCCGTTCTTTCTTTTGTTGTTCCAGTAAATAAAAAATTAGTTGCTTGGTAAACATATCCAATATGACCTTGTGCTGAATCTGCATAAGAAACTATTATTTTTGGTTTGGGTAACATTTTTATAGAATTTGCAACTAAAAAACTAGATTCATTTTTTTCATTATTTAATAAACATAATCTATTAAGTTCCAATACATGATGTTTATTTTCTTTTCCACAAACACCTTCACATAAACTATTTGAAGCTGGTATACCATAAGTAACAATTCCAACCAAATAATTGTTTTTAAATAACCCAAAAGCATAACTAATACATGGCATTCTACGAGCATAATGTTTTTCCATTATCCAAGGTTCTGTTTCATGAGTTTTTATAGGTAATACAATCATCTTAATGTTTTGTCGGTTGTTCTGTTACTGGCTTCTTGTGATCTCCAGACTTCAATACTTAATTTAGCCAACTCAATCTTTAATTTTAACTCGGTATAAGTCTTTTTAGCTTTGGCATGAGAATTACACCATTGTCTGTATTCATCAGATGCGTATGCTTCCATCTCTTTTCCGGCCATTGATGTCTGACTACTATGATCCATTTCAACTGCTTTAATGGCTGATTTCCATGATTCTGATGCAGTTAATTCTTGGTCAGCTTTAGCAAATGCTTCTACATTATCTGCAATAAACTGTAAATGTTCATGTGGATTAATCATTTGTTTTCTTTAATTTATGTTGAATAATCATTTCATTTTTAAGATACTCAACTGCTT